GCCGCTCCATCGTAGTAGCCGGTTTTGTAGAGGTACAACCGCCCGAACTCATTCAAGAGGCGGGTTGCGTCAATGTTGTCAGGCAGTGGCTGCGTGCGATCTGCGAGATGACCCCAATCCATTCCCTTCAACTGCTCCTGCAAGTAGTTGTTGCGGTAAATTTTCGGATTGTTGGGCTTCTCATTGCCGACGTTGGCACCTTCTACCAGTGACTGGCGTTGTGGTGCGGGTTGTGAAGCCATGAAAGCCTTTTTCATCTCTTCCAGCTTAGCGTCAAACGCTTTTTGCTGTTCGGCAAGTTTGGCGTCTAGCGCCTCTTGCAGTTTCTCTTCCGGTGTCTTTGGAGGCTGGACAGTGTGACCTGCCTCCTCAAGTAGTTTCTTTGCCTCTTCGAGGGTCATACTGTTTTCCTCCTGTGGAATAGGTTGTAAATTTTCCTGTGGATCGTCGCCATCGTTCATGCCGTCGTCACCTGCCATATCGCCAGAGGCGCATTCGATGCCGAGGGCTTCTGCAAGTTTGTCGTGAGCAGCATCCATCTGCTCTTGAGTCGCTGCTGAGAATTTGCGCCCTGCCTCTTTTGCCATGCCGCCAGGAGCGCATGGACGGCCCTGCGCATTAGCAATGTGATCGTGAATTTCTTGGAGCTTGCCAGTCTCGACTACAGCGTGTTTGGGGGCTTCTTGTAAGGGTTGCTCTTCCAACAAAAGCAGAGCGGTGGGCGTCTCGAAAATCTCGCTCAGCGTTTGCGGTTCGGCACTTTCAAGCACCACATCCTCAACTGTTACCGTCTCTATGCCTGGGGTTGTGGTGAAATCAATGCCTTGTAACCGGAGGTCATCACCTGTTACGAACGGTAGCCCGCTCTCTTGGCTCAATTTGAGGATAGCCCCGCTAGCGCGTAGGGAAGTTTTGAGGTAGCCATGCTTCGCGAGGGTGGCAGCTTCACGGCCTGTCGTAGTGTCTGGCATATCGATGTTTGCCCATGCATCCCCACCTTCCTCCCACACCTTCGTGATTTTGCCAGCAAGCTTCAGGCTGTTGTCGTTGTCAGCTTCACCATGAGAGATATAGCAAGTGAGCGGGTCAGCTCCTGGCGTGCTGAGTGCAAGCTGAGCTGAACAGACCAACTTCGATACAGCTTCCTGGGGATAGATGCGACCATTGCGAGATTTTGCGCCATAGCTGAGAAACTTGGTTTTCAGGGAGGCTACACGTGGTTTAGGAGTAAAGGTTGTTGAGGGAGATACGCTTTCTGTGGATGTAGCAGGGAGAGACGATGTAAAGCCTAATCGTTTGGCAATGGATTTAACTTTCGCCCGTACTGCGTCGGCATCAGCAGCGTGACCTGCTAAATCCCATGCATCCGGTACGTCAGAGGCATCTTTAATCGGAAAGCTGCCATTAGGCCCTGCGCAATTGTCAGGGTGAGACTTGAAGTATGCCGCCTTTGCCGCATCTGTCCACTTCGCTTCATAGAGCATGAAAAAAGACCACTCCTCAATCTGAGAAATGGCCTCGATGGGTTATCCCGTTATGGCTCTGGTTGTATTGCTTTGACTATAACATATAATTAGGGGTTATGCAAGTGCGTGGTTTATAATGGCTCCCAAACACACATACTGGTATCATCTATCCCAAAACTATTGAGAGCATGGAGCATTTCCGACGGGGTGCAACTTGCCCACCGTTCCATGAGACCCTTGGTCGTGATGTGCATCACATCGTACCGCTTGATGATCGTGCCAGGGTCTTCAGGGTGACGAAGAGGCAACAGAAAAGAGAGTTCTTGTACAATCAGCTCTGTTGCGCCGTCAAGATGAGTAGTGGCTTTATTGCCGCTACTTCTAGCAATGGCAGTATGTAAGGTCATGCTCATTTTCTGTTCACATTCTGAAGCTCACTTATCATCTCAGGAGTAAGTCGAAATGCCTCTTCAGATAACTCTAAGAGCATCTTATCAAATGCAGTAGGTAAGTTCTTTCGCTCTACCATATTCGCACTCTCGACTTGATACATCCCTACGTTCATCGCAGAAAACATGACAACACCCTTTTCATCGATGATTTCAAACTCATAGATATTGTGAAACGTTGCCTTATACCCTGCTTCAGATGCTTCCTCTGGCGTATCGAATACCTCTTCACTTGTGTAAGTTCCACCATCAAAACATCCTTGTGGGTCTATATCAGTACAGTCAGGACATGAGAGACGATATCGGTACTTCATCAAGTTCTCCCATCAGATACATTCGTTCCTCAAGAGCATCAAGCAAAGCAGGCTCTTCATCCTCATAGAACATCAGGTATTCATACAAGGCGGGGTCACTTGACCATAGCTCATTGAGCCATTCTTCACTCATCGTCTGCTCTCCTGTTGTAGCAAAACAGCAATCCTACCCATATGCCAGGCGCATAGCGGATACTGCTTATTGCGCCACCGATAGACATACTCTACAGGCTTTTTATAGCAAAACGCACGCTTGCCAATGCCGAGAATACGATACACACGCTGAGAGGTGCAATGTTGCATGATACGCTCCTGTCTATGCTGTTTCCACCATTGTACCACGCAATTCTTGCCAGGTCAGCAAGTGCTGTATATCCGACCGTCTATCCCATAGCACAATCCCTTGCTCAGAGCGATACGCCAACAGCCGACGTGTCACGCTAGAGCGGATCGGCTGCAGCTCACCTTTGTCGATGGTTGGAGCAGGTTGCACGTAGAGAGCAGGACATGCATGCACCTGGGTGATCGTGCTCAAGAATGCATGGCAGGCTGGACACTGGCGACTATTCACTCGCATCCTCCCATATCCGACGCCACAACTCTATAAATTCACTTTCCGTCATGACAATAATGCTAAGCTGGTACTCGTCTTCCATCAATCCTCCTTTTTGCCTCGTTGCGAAACCATGTGCATAGTAGAGTTATCATCGTGGTGCATACCTGCTCTTCGTTGCAAAAGTCGCATTCGATCACATGCGATACACATCGACCAAATTGCATTTCGCACATCTTTTCTAGTCTCTCTCTGGTAATTTCTTGCTCTGTCATGACAATAATAGATACGTCCATCAGTTTAACAACCTCGATTTATCTTCTATAGGATGGGTTACAGAGCCATCAACAATACGGTTCACTCTATACTGACCAGCAGGAAACACGATACTTCCAGCATTATCAATAGCTGCTTGAATGGATGCCGTATCATCGTGAATACCATCACCATAAACAGGGATAATAGCATAGCCAAGGGCTTCCACTAAAGCACGAATTAACTCTTCCATCTAGTCCTCCCTACTATCGAAGTACTTATTCGTGCTCCATACCTGCCTAGGTATCATGCGCCTGATTGGGCTTTGTCTTGCGATCTCGTTTAGCGTGGCCTGATGAAACTGTATAAGCTCTTGAACATTCATCGCTTTGATACGAGCGGTATATTCTCGCAACTTCTCAGGGTTTCCATCGTGATGACACCAATATTGAGCAAGAGCACGAATATGAGCACGACGTTCACGCTTGGCTTGTTTGTGGTTCATATATCCCTGTAAGGAGCTAAGATACTGACAAACGATTTAGGCAGATCAGCATCGATTACCACAGGATTACCAGCGCAATACACATCAAGCAGTCTCAATATCTGCCCTTTTTCTCTCTCAGGCCAACTCTCTGCGAGGAGTGCGACCAGGCCAGCTAGCACATAATCACGTCCATACATCTCGTGTTCGTCGTCCTCATCTTCTGCTTCGTCCTGTAGAGCAAGCCTCATAGCCTGCTCAACTTCAGCGAGGGTATGATACACAGGTAAATCTTTTATTGGCATCTATGATTGCTCCTTTGGCTTCTCCGTTGGGATTGTTTCGCATTCACAATTCGGGTGCGCAGGCTCTAGGATCGCGCCATTCGGGAAAGCTTCGCCTACTTTGCGCACCTCTCCATCATTGGCAAAGCACAGGTCGCAGGCATTCGATTGACTGAGCCATTTGAGGTATTCGACGCCCTGATCGCGGTACTCCTGTAAGCGTTTGTCGAGGTTATCAGGCGACCAATCGACTTGTTGAGCGGATGTATCTGCGCTCTCCTTTGGTTGTGCTGTACCCATCCTGGAGTATGTCCGATCATCTCCAATGGCAAGACAAAGCTGATCGAATACAAGCGGTACATTTGGCACGCTCTCTACTGGAAGAGGCGCATCAGCATCGATATAGGCTAATGTGATGTGAGGCGTAAAGTCAAAATCGTTCGCAACATTCACACCGGTATCACTAAGGCGTTGTACCAATGCAGCACGCCACGCGACAAGCCCTGGCACGTTTACGAGAGCGATAACAGGAGAGAGATTATCTGAACTATCCGAAGGTGTAAACCGTCCTAGCCCGCCTGTAGCTCCTTCAAGCGGCATAGACTTTGCAGCAAACGATGCAAGCTCTTGTTTGAGTTGGTCTATGTTGAGCGTGACCTCGTTCTTATCGCCCAGGAAAGCCAGGGTCACATGCATATCTTGAGGAGGCTCACCATTGGGTAAAGCAAGCTGTGAAGCCGTATCCGGATCGAGCATAAACGCGATCATCATGCCGGTATGCTGTTCGACAATCTGCAATCTTTCCTTTGCTGGCTTCTGCTGTGGAGGTTGTTGTTGTGCTTGCGGTGGCTGTCCAGGAGCCTGTAGCGGAGCAGGTACGGGTTGAGGCGGCTCTTTGGCCTGTTCGGCTTTCGTTTGCGCTAAGTCAGCGTTGGCTTTTTGTTGTTGGAGCGTCACTGATGCTGTTTGCCTCTGTTCGTCTGCTAGTTCACCCATTCTTTCGAGAGGAATAACTTCACGGCCAGAGACGATGATAGGTATTGAGCCGATCTCTTTGGGGTAAGGAGTCTTACCAGAGTCTTGCCGCTCTTCATCAGGCGTTGACAGCCCGCTAAAGATGCGTTTTTGCTGTACCTCGACTATTTGGGTATCACTCCTATAGTCAGCGTACTTCGTATTGACAATCCAGTCCGTGATACCCAGCACGCCGACTACTATCCTTTGGTTGAATTCTTCAAGAATAAGCTGCTTGATGGGGTCAACGGTATTGAGACGAAGGGATTTATCCTGGTCTTCACCAGATCCGCCTCCGATGTTGCCACTCTCGATAATGCCAATCGCCGCAGGTGGGACACCATAGCCTGCTAAGATTTCCTCACGAGAGAACACCCGCCCACCGTGGAAGTCTATATCAATTGGCCCTTTACCATACTCGTGAAGCTGCGCTCCTCCCCACATGACCGGCGGCACATGAGCATTCTGTTCGCCTGTGTAGTTCTCTTTGTAGAATTTGACGAACGTTCTAGCGTCGTCAACATCGCTCTCAGGCCCTAATTGTATCCATGCGCTGGGCCTAGTACCCTTCCTGAAAAACATTTGAGACCAATCCACCATCGACTTATCAGCATAGGTTGGATTGACCAACTTCTCTATAGGCGAGAAGCTAATCATCTTGGCACGTTTGGAGGGAAGCCACCATCTGATTATCTGCTCCGGCTTGAACTGTACCTTTTTATTGCTCTGAGTGAGCATCTGGGTATATCCAAGGATAGTGCCGTGTTCATCAAGCTGGTAGGTTATCGTTGGGCAGTCCAGGGAATGAAGTTGAGGAAACAAGCCACCAGGGACAATCTCTGCATAGCTTTCTCCATAGATTTCGAGATCGTCGGATGTCGCACGAAGGAAGCGCAATAATTTGACAGCAAGACAGAACTCTTTCAGGCGATCATGTGTGTCTTGCTGCCCCTTGCCGTGCTTTACCTCTTCGAGATGCCATCCGCCAGACGTGAACCGCTTGCTAATCACATCTACGCAGGCACTAACCCAGGTATTGCCCTCGTACACACGATAGAGCGTATCTTTCCGCTCGTACTCGCTCAAGGGGCGCTGATCTCTCGCTTGCCCCATACCTTCGTTTTCATCCCATGCCAAGCTGAGCGATTGCGGCCCCTTGCTGCTAGACTTCGTAGCAGCTTGTGTAACTTTCTTTGTGGGCTTGGGCGCAGCTTCTACCAGGGGCTGGACTAATTGCAACGTACCCCGCGGGCGTCTTTTATTCGTCATCTTCTATCTATCCTCAATTCATCGCATTCAGCATCATGACCATCATGTATGCCGTACCCAGCACTACCAGCACCACAAACACATATGCCAGCACCACGCGCCATGTTGGCTCATCTAGTTCTTCATCTTCGTCCATCATTTGCTCCTACTGAAATATATGAAAGACAGCAGCACATATCATAAATCCAATAAGCAGAGCAGTTAAGACAAGAACTATCTTAACCCGTAACCAGAACCTCCGCTCACGTGCCCCATGATAAATAACATGGTATTCTTTTCTCATCACTTGCTCCTCTACTGAAAAATCGCGTACCCGCTCGGTACATCCTCTTGCGGTATAGGTTGCTCTCGCAGGTCAGTATCTACGAGAATACCGCCAATCGCCTGTACTCCTGTCATCAATTCGGTAAAAGCCCACACATTCGCATCGCAATTATGAACAAGGACGCACTGAGCATAATACTCATGGGCGTCCTCTACTTGAAGATTATAAACAGATGCTTTACCCGCGTCGTATAACCCAAGCACACTTACGAGAGCAGGTACGTTGTGGTTTTGATTTTTTTGCATTAAAGGTTGATCCGCACACAATGCACTGCCTATCTTCGTAGTACCTTCGTGTTTGCTCGTTCCATTTGGATATGCAAGAGCGAGAACAGAATCGCTCATCACCTTTTCTTGATCGAGTAAGGTACGCTTTTCCGCACTGAATACATACCTGTTGTATGGGATCTCGATCAGTCCAGCTATCTTTTCCATGCTGAACATGCCACTCATGACCCTCCTCTGAAGAGTGCCATTCCTTTGCAAGAGGACGTATTTGTTCAGCATGTTTCTGACGTTGCTCGTGAAACTCGGCTTTGTGGCGTTGGGCATGTTCCTTCTTGGTAAGACACTCCAAGTTGTCGATGGTATTATTAAGCGGGTTACCGTCGATGTGATGGATTTCACAGCCTGATGGAATGGGGCCATGATGCGCCTTCCATATCTCTCTATGGAGGGCGTCAACACCGACAGCACGGTTGCCTTTTTCATCGTAGGGCCAATAATAGACGCGCGAGTGACGTCTATGCGAGGTTGGGTATCGCGCAAAGGTGATACCATTGTAGATAATTGTTTCTCGTTCCATGTCTCCATTATATCACCCCATACAAGAGAGTTCAACGGCACATAGCCCTTATTCTGAACAAAAACGGGATGATTGCCCGTTCCTGTCAATGTTCGACCATTCGACATAGACACAGAAATGACCTCTGTATTTGAATTTGTCATACCCGCCGCTATCACGCGTTTCCATCCTTGACGTGTCAGCACTTTCATGCCAACACAAATAGTTTCTATTGGTTTTTCTCCCTGGTCAGTCATGACCAAAGTTCCTGCCACAAAGCATCTATCCGGTGATTTCTCACCAGGTACCCAATTGCATTGTTGATACTCGGTATCTGGGAATACTCCGCAGTGATGTATCAAAGCGCGCTGGTACAGGCTAGATATCGGCTCCGCTCTTAACTGCTTCCCTCGTGTAGCCCTGACTGCCTTGTACGGAACATGTCCCATCCCTTTCTGCTTGGCAATGTTGTAGATGATTGCACCAACCATCTCCCCACCGTTGTTAACCTCACCAATGATCGCGTCTGCCTCAAAGAGTGCGTATGCTGTCAATGCCGCCGTTGCCCATTCGTCAGGAGTGCCTACAAGGCTATAATCTCCCAACATGTACCCATGCCCATCGACACCCAGGCCGGCTACCACTATGCCAGCCTCAGCAGGATTATCACTGGTAGCATCGCTGCTAGCAGGTGGGTCTACGGCTACTACAATGCGTTTAAGCTCAGGATGCTTGGTAACTCGATTGTCATCTATCCATTGACGTTTCCAGAGAGCACCATCGATATCATCGATGATGTGACCCTCTATCTCCTGATCACCGAGTCGAGTACCTGCATAGCGTCGGTTTATTTCAGCGATGAAACGCGGTGAGAGGTTCTCTTTGTTCTCAAGAGTTGACCGTCTGGTAACTACCGTTGTCGGATCGGCTACCAGGGCTTTCATCGCTTTGGTGTTGCGTGGCGTTGTGGTGACGATACACTGCGGATTGACACCAGGAGCAGGCTCTATACGAAGTCCAAAGGAAAGCTGATCCCACGTATCATCGTACTGCCATGCTGCCCGCTCATCTGCCCATGCGAACGAATGCTGAGGGCCTCTGAGCTGATCCGGTTCATCTGCACTATAGGTAGTGGCATATGAGCCATTAGGCCATACGAGCATGCGTAAGGACGGCTTGTATTCGGGTCTGAACCAGGGAGGCGATATCGAGAGAATGCCGCTCCGACCTTTGACCATCACATCGCGCACATCTGCGACCGTCCGCCCTACCAACGCGATATGACAACCAGGATAGGCTTGTGCTTTCTCTATGACCCATTCCGCACCGGTGCGCGTCTTGCCCCAACCTCTACCTGAGAGAATGCACCATGTAGACCATTGCCCTTCTGGTGGGAGCTGGCTATCACGTGCCCATGCTTTCCACTCGTATTTAAGCCTTAGTACCCATTCTTTGGGGGCTTTTTTAATGTACTCGTATTTTCGTTTCTTGCTCCATGTGGCAAAGAGACGAAAAAACCTGAGTTCTTGCTCAGGTGTGTAATTAGCCTTGGTTAGCTTGCTCTTTGTTTTCATCAGTCAATGCCGATGCGAGATCAGCTAGTAATGATTGTTTTGCTTGTTCTGCCAGGTCAGCAAGCTCAGCATGAATGTTAACTTGTGGCTTCTCTTTGTATTCAGGAAGATTTGCCTTTGCGTAAGCCATGGCCAAGCTATCACTCCATTTGGGTACCATCACCTGCTTACCACGTTGCATCAGAGGCTTACCCTTGTGATCGTACTTCTGCTTCCCCTCGTCATCCATCACTGGCTCATACTCATAGACAAGCTGCCCCATGCTGACCATTGGCTCTTCCCATCCCAGTATGCCCCGTGCGTAAATGGAACTACGTGCAACGTCCCTGGTGCGCTCTATGGCGGTATCCCACGCTTTAGAGAATGCCTCATCACTCCCACGCCAGCGATACGCGGTATCACGCGAAATCTCGGCTTTATCGCAGGCGAGGGACACGTTGGGGTCAACTTTCAACGATACCAGAAAGCGATCCTTGGCTTCCCTCTGCTCTTTTGCCCTATCTTTCGCGTTCACTCCGACTTTCCCCTATGCGTATATACTTGTCCGATTGCAAGACTTCCACACATGCCACTTCTTTGTCAGATGGATCATCATACACACCATCCGCTTACAGGTCGTACTGCCGCAATAATGACAGCTCCCGCACGAAGCACACAGATTGTTGCCACAACCACTACAAACCCAATCGCTCATACTCACCTCAATATGGTGACGGCACCGATGTATCACCCTCACGCCCTGCTCCTCGCCTTCAACTTGACTGGAATGATACACCGGTTCGTCCTGCTACTCGTCACCATGCTTCTCGACTGCGATCAAATGCGCCTTAACCAGGTCGGGATGATCAGCGTAGATTTGTTGCACAAGCACGAGATTGCGATGCTCTCTCTCAAGCCGTTCTTTGGCCTGTGCATGTTGCGCATCGATGACTTCAAAATCATGCTGAAAGCGGCGTTGCTCATATTCCCGATCCTTTTCGTCAACCTCAGCACATCGTTGCAAATACACGCGGTTCTGCTCTTCGAGTGCCTCAGCAATGCGTTTCAGTTGCGCTATCAATTCTTCCATATTCACCTCTCAGAAAAAGCCACACATCACGCTACCAGCTCGCATTTCTGGCAATGGTACGACGTATACCTGTTTACCTGTCTTCTCACTAACGAAGCATGTCACCAGCCCGCCAGCGTCATCGTTGAAGTCTGGATAATCCTGCTCAGCGATGAACAGGTAGTCAGGATTAGCACCATGTCGATGATAGAGCGACCTGAGCAGTTGCTGCACTGCTGCCATTGTCACCTTCGACATGAATACCTCAATAGTGCGCTTTTCGGCAAGCTTTGTTGTGCTTACAGGATAGAGACAGGCCATCCTAATTCACCCATTCAATACGAGCGTTATCGTTATAGCAGTGAATTTCTTTGAGCTGACCAATGCTCTTGTAGTATCCATGCGTGCCATGCTTCAACCAGAATAGATTGCAGGATTGATCAGGCCACTGGATACCAAGCGCGATTTCACCAGTACCAGAAATACCGGTTACATCCACTGAGCGCACTAATCTAAAACGATGGAACGGGCCTGACCCTTGCACCGTATCATTCATAACTACCTCCATATTCTCAATACAAGCCACACATACCAGACATAATAAGCAGCAATGCCAGCCATCAACGCTAATGGCACACCCAGCCAGCACAGGATGAACGGATATCGATGATCGTAGATTGTCTGCTCCATTCATTCCTCCTCGACAATGCTAGGCTTCGTCTCTGTACTCTGCTGGCAAATAATGCCCTCTTGCACCGAGCGACTTACCCAGCCACATTTTCGCCTCTTCCAACTTCGTGATAGTCAAGGCAACCTCACGACCGCCATCCCCACGGTTAAGCTCATCAGCTAATACCTGAGCATCCTTGATACATCGGTCAATAGACACGCGTAACGCCTTTGTCCAAGGCATTATGTCCAGCTTGTTGTTATCCATATTGCTCCTAGTACCAAACAAAAAGGCGTTCCCAGCCATCCACACACAAAATGTGAATAACTGAGAACGCCCGTAATCGTGTTATCGTGCTGTCAGCGTTCAGAATTTAGAAATAATTTACGCCTCACCCTTTGGTGATAATTCCCGATCAGTCCAGTCCGTCCATTGCGGCTTACCAGCAGCCCATCTTACCTTCATCTCTGCATGCCCACCATTCAAGGCTTTGAGCCAGGCTAGTCGCTGGTTCAGACGTGCTAGAAATGACTTCGGTACGTTCGGAAAGCGCACCGCTAGAAATTCATCTGTATCCTCTGCCATCTTACCCCCACTGCTCCGAGAAATGTGAGCGACCATGTTCTACCTCAAGTGTAGCATATTTTGATGGATATTTGCAAGCTAGCTGTTTGTCTCGCCCCTGTGATAGAATAGGTATGTAGAACAGTAAGTCCGCAAGGCTCGACCCCAGGGCGTGTTCGAAGGCCGGAAGTGCCTTGCACTGTCACAAGTGCGGAACCTGATAGCCTGATACACAGGCACGCTAGAAGCCCTTGGCTTCCTGCCATAGGGTACTTCACCCTACTGCTCTGTTAACGAACGAGCAAGTGAACAATAACAGGTCTACGTTTCCTTCGCGGATGGTCTCGATTCGATTGAGCAACGGCTTTGCTTCTTTTATCTCTTCCTTGCTGACTCATTCGTTTATAGAGACCATCACACGATCTGAGCAGGTTCTGACATTTTTTGCTACAGGTCATCCTATCAGGCGACGGCATGGGTTTAGCCTTGCTGTAGTGTCTTCTTTGGATTTTGTCGTCCGGTATCGATTCCTCGCAAATACAACAGATGTAGGAAGTCATGCTGCATATGCTACAAGCTTCAGACGTGATAGCCATCGTGTTTGACAAACCCATGCGCAAGCATCAGAAGCTGTTGCAGCCTCTACGCACTCAACAAACGTCTCAATCGGTTTACCTCCCACGATATCCTTGATGTAAACATTCCACTGGTAAAGTTTTGCTGCCATTGATGCCTCCTCTTTGTTATTTTTCAGTTCCAACCGAATTATACCAGAAAACTAGGGTCAAAATCTGTCCCTGACCATCAATTTTCTACTAAATACGCCACTGCTATCAATCGCTTCAAATCGTCCCTGTACACCTCATTGACAATATACCTGTACGTCACAGGCTTACGAGCATCAACTGGCGTTTCATCGAGCACCTTCCCTAACCATCGGTCTCTGGCATCCTCAAATGTGGCATCAGTGACACCTCTCTCGACAACTTTATGTATTTCTTTGGCTACGCCCTCCTGGGGAGCACGTCCGTGCTCAGCTACGCCTTTGGGCATTAGTATACCCCCTTGTCTTCAGCTATGGGGATGAAAGGCCGCCTGGCCGCAGCCAGAGGATGACTCGCCACGAGCAACCATGCGCACAGCAAGTTTGATAGCCGCACTATCGGAAGGGCAGCCATACAATTCCCGAATGCGTGCGATAGCTTCTCTATCAGTTGACTCAAGTCGGATAGTGGTGACATTCTGTTGTTTCTTTCTCATGGCACGAGTTTACCATACTTGACATGTAGGTGTCAATGTGCTATACTACAGATGTTCCGTTGGGAACCGTAAGTCCGTAAGGCATGACCCCAGGGCAGGTACCCATTGCACACAAACAACTCAATACTGTTTGGGCGTTGCGAGGTAAATCGTTCCCTCGCGTAAAAGCAGTAACGTACAAAACGTTCTGTGTGCCAATCGTTGACATGGATAGTACGTGACCGCGTCTTCCATCGAGATTGTACCGAACATCGGCCTGGAAGAGGCCAACAGGGAGCAATTCCTGTAGAAGCCCCTCGGCTTTAGCCATGGGGTGCTTCACTCCTTAATCCCTTCCGCTATTTTGTAGAACTCCTGCCGCACCAATTGAAGCCAGTGTGATTTATCTGCACGAGCCATTCTTAGCCCATTCTGTGTCGTCTCGTAGACAGCTTTTCCTGATTGGATATGCACAATATCAATCAGGCGGACATCTTTCTTAGATTGTTGCATACGGTAGCCATTCCTCAATAAATGCGCCTTGATTGCGTAGAAACGGCGCGTGTCCGGGCTATGTAGCTCATAGCGGGCTTCCTGCTCTAACTCCCTGATTTCTTGTTCAATGTCTTCTTGCATGATTAATTCCTCCCGACGATGCTCTCTAATGTGGCCTTCCTAATCCTGTACTTCTTCCGTGTCCCTGGACTTGGCAATGTGATTGCTTGCAAGACACCTTCTTTGATCCATCTGCGAACGGTCGTATCGTCCACACGCAAGCGGGCAGCCACTTCACGCACTGTGAGCAATTCTTCCATCTATTTCCCTTCCTTATATATCGTCATGACAATTATGCTATAAGCCTCTTAACGATGATATCAGACTCGTTCTTTTTCTTCTCCCAGTCCTCCTCAGACCAGATATAGAGCGGCCCTTTGGTGATTTTGACAACTTGCTCACCATTGCCTATTCTCTCCAGGCTAAAATCCAAACCTGGGGCATCACGTCGGACTGCACCAGCTATCCGTGCCGCTTCATGCTCACTCTGGCGTATTGACTCAATTTGGCTCATAATTCTCTCCTCCTCAAACTCAAATACTTGCTAATGGCACGGTCGGTACTGGTATAGTCGCTCTGCTGTCCACTTCACTCAGTACTGGCGTCACCCCGATCACATCTGGCAACCGTACCCACATTGCGCCGAATGGTCGCGTGATTGGCGGTCGCTGGCATACTGGACAGATGCCACATGCACAGTAGCCACCGCACTGGCTACACTTCTTGTTTGTCTTCAGTTGGCAAAGGACACATTGCTCCATCGTTCCCTCCATAGCGACGTTCAAACTCTTCTTTACCCATCAGCGCAATATAGCCCTGCTTGTCTTTCCGAACACGCCAGCCCTGTGCTTTCACAGAATTTAGCATCATACGCATTTCGTGCCACTCTCGTATTGTACTGATCAGCCACACAGGAAAGAGCCAGATGTGCAGTATCAGCCCGAACAGAAACCGAAACGCACTACTGACCGGATCGGATGTGAGCTGCCGTTGTCGCTCTTCGTGTGACCAACCATGATGCTCGTGTAGACCCAACCAGAGGAAGATATACGCTATCCAAGCTATCGCAATGCCGAGAGAGACGATAGCTAGTGTGATTAATGTTGCTCCAACGTAAATCATGAATGATCCTCCCACTTTACATCATTTTTGAGTTGCGATTGAGTCAGACACCATAAGCGGGCTTGAAACTCGGTAGTGGGGCCAAACAAGCCCAAAACTGAACCTGGGCACCAAGCAGACCATTGGCAGTCCAGGGTACCTATAAGGTTGAAGCTGTCAGGAAGCTCACCGGCTAAAACCCTGGCAATAAGCGGCCCCTGATGTTCAATCTTGGCACGCCGAGCTTGAAACTTCCTCACCGTGTTCAATGGACGCATCGGCCCTAACACGATAGAGTCAATGTAGAAGCCAGGGAAGTTCTCAACCCACCATTGATAATCCTGGAGTGACTCTTGAATAATGGGGAGGTCTGAATCCTCTAATATCACGCTTGCACCTCCTCGACTATCTCCCCATCCATCGTGATAGCACCCATCACAGTCAATGCTGCACGACAAATAAGTTCAGCATCGAGACTGAACACGAAGTCAGGCCATGCAATGTACAGCCCTGGCTTGTTGGCTATGTTGCCCAATCGTTGCAACTCATACAAAAATTGTTTCCTTTTCGGAGCATACCAAGTATTTTTACTTGGCTGATCCCAGGTCTTGTGAATATGTTGCATCACGAGCCAAGCAGCCGCCATATTCTGGCTGTAGCAAAATATGTACTCGGAATGCCGTTCCATCACCCGCTCATGCACTAACTGGTTTTTCTCCTCTGATGTGAGTTCATCCCACTTGCTCATCGTATTGCTCCTGAGTTAATTTAATCGTTCGGTATTTCAGCGTCTCGTTACTTGGCGGCTTACCCCGTTCCACAAGCGAACGATGATAGTAGCGTGCCAACTCGCCAGGCTTTGTCAGGATGATTGGTTGCACAGCTTGCATCACTGGCTCTGTGCGATACATCGGACAGACGTACAAGCCTGGGTCTGTCTCCTTTGGGAAATAGGGGCATGCATAAAGCTGACTCCTGCCTATTTCTATGCCTTTTTCCTTGCCCTTGCGATACATGTCGCGCAGTGCATCGCTATTGACGCTGGCCTGAGGATGTAGCCATCGCTTGATCATCTTCTTCCATCGTTGCCATAGTGGACGCTTTGTTTTGTTCATTCTAAATTGAGCCCAGTTTGTACCCATTGGACAATCTGATCGGCTTCCTGCCCTTGTGCGATCATGTAAAGGCGCGTTTTCGTCTTGTCATAGCCACATCCAAAAACGACTTCATATTTGCGTGCATCCTTTGATGCAAGATGTTGCGCTCGTGCTATCTGCTCCTGGTCTGCCAGGTCAAAATGCACTCCCATAGCTAATGGATATCCCATTTCTATTCTCCTCTCATTTCTAGAATGTACTCCCTTTGATGTGAAGCTGCCAGATGAAAAAAGATTTCATGGAGCGCATTCCAGGATACAATCATCGTTAGCTCCTTCTCGCCTTCTAGGTAGAGGCGAATACGAACATCCGGCCCTATCCTGGTAAAGCTGATACTTGGATAATGTATCCCCTGCGCTAGCCGCTCTATTTCGCGTTTCTGGCGTGCTATTTCGGCTTGCAATTCGTTCATACGCTCTCTCCTAAATTCTGTCCGATCACTTGCTCGTGATTGGCGCGTAATTGTTCACGTGCTTTCTCTGCATCACGGCTACTCACCTCGCAGCACAGATCGACAAATAACCACAACTCTTGTAACGCATGTTTCAATTGCTCTATCTGCTCTTGTTGACTATTGACAAGAGTCAAGGCATGTTTCAATTCTTTGGCTAGCTCTTCCATCCGTTCACGCTGACCGTGATAGATGGTTGACATCTCGATCAGTTCATCTTCCAGGCTCATGCTTGCCCTGCCTCCTCTCATTCTCCCAGGTTGCACGCTTCGCGCCCTCATCATTCGCAGTAGCGATCAGCTTGAAGTAACCGATGACACCTCCGATAGCACCCAGAGGCACGCCAATTAAAAGCCCGATAATTAAAAATGGCATTGTGTTACGCTCCTTTGTCTTCTGAAGCCGAGGGAGGCCCTTCAAACAATTCGGAATCCGAATTGTTTTGCTCCACAAATGGCAGTGAAACGCCACGCTGGAGCGCAAAATTGACAAAGCGCACACGATCATCGAAAGACCATTCCGCTATGCCATTGTCACGTATCCGCATTCCGGTACTCACAACGAATGCTTGGAATTGAGCGTCCGTTGCATCTTTCAGGCTAACTGGGTCTGCGTCGGTAGGCAATAATTTTGCGGCTAATTCCCAGGGCGGTAGCCTCTTCTGTAATCCAATTGGAACGCCTGTCCCATGCTCGTTTGTGTTGCTCATATTTGTCTCCGTCCTTGGCTTTACTCGGTTTTGTAAAGTAGTAGAATTCATACCAAGCTTGCATATCATCTGACAATCCGGGCCAGTGTTCACCTGTCTTATACCGGTAAAGCACTACATCCCTGACAGGATTTTCACCATGATTTCCGAATTGATCATACTTGCGTTGCCTACCTACTTTGCCAATTTTCTCAAATTCGTCTCCATCGGCTTCAGGTGCTACTTGAGTAGGTTCAAACAATTCGGAATCCGAGTCATTTTCCGAATTGTTTGAAGCCGAGGGAGGCCCTTCAAACAATTCAGTAGGAGCAGGGATATCCGGCTCCATATCAGGCACTAATGGCTGCGTCCGTTTTGCCCCATCTGATCGCCTGTCATCATTTGGGGACTCGCTAAAGGGTAGTCTACACGAGTATCCGGATCGCTCTTAAAAATGGCAGATTGAACATCCTGATTAAATTGTACAGTCTGCTTAGATGGAGGTGGCTGTAACTGCTGTTGCATCACTGGCAGTCCAGTGATTTCATTCAACACCTGCGCAGTCAGATTCTGTGCATGCTGCTCAACAATTGCCTGTGCCATTGGGGAGTTAAGAGCAGCCTGCAACCGTTGCTTTGTCTGGTCCAGGTAGCCAAACTTCAAGTCCATATTGGCCTGGTGGACCATCATCTCGTATTCTCGCTCAGCATCGTTTTTCTGCTCTTCCATCTCCATGAGTTTATGATGTTCTCTTTGCGATTTGTCAACTTGAAGGATGAATATCCAGCCGATGAGAGCCACAAACGGGGTAGCAGGCGAAAAGATGCGCCATAGCTCCACAATGCCGAGGTTCGGGTTAAGCGCAATCACGATATTCAAGACGTTCACAATAACCTCGACAGCCGTGAAGATGTACGCTATCCAGAGCTGGACGCCAGGCGTGAACCATGACGCTTTGCCAAACAAGAGAGCCATGATTGAAGCTGACGTGCAAAATGCACCCAGTACCAAGAATATCTGGAAGATAACGGCATAGGAGCCGGTATAGTGACCGATGTTCATCCAGACAAAAACGCCGTCTCCATAGAAGGAGATAAGCGCAATGATGAGGTAAATGAAGCCTCGGAGGAGACTTACACCTCCACTATGCATTGCACTTGTTTTCAATGTTTTCTTCATAATCTTTTCCCTTTCTGTCTCGTTTCAACTAACGAGACCTTGAACCTTACTGTCAGGGTCTTGGAGAGCAAAGCATGTATGTCGCTTTGCTCTTTATTTCATTATACAGCGTTTTTCTACGATAAAGCTACAATTTGACGTTTAAGTACGGCAAAGCACCTCTACGTCAATCCTACGCATATTATGAGGCACTACGCTACATTCTTCTTTGCCGTACCTCGACGACTACGTGAGCCGCCTTTTTTACCAGCCTTTGATGCTTCCTCACGTGTCCATTTGTGAGCAGTACCGAGCTGGTGCGCAGTGCGCCCGCCGAGACTGGCGATTTCACGCACCTTCTCAGGACTCATTGAAGCGAAACCACAACGCTTTTTGCCTTCTGTCATTATGCCGTCCTCCCCATCATTGCTCTAATATGCTCCACCATATCAACCTCAATTGCACCACGAGCTACCGCAAGCCTTCGCTTATTCGGTGTGAGATCGTAGTGCTTGAGATAATGCTGGACATGATCCTGAAAATACGATCTCTTGAGACCAATGGATTCCGCAAACTGATGCAACTCTTCAATGGAACCATCGGTTGTCATGTGTGACCAACGAGTTCCAAATTTCCGAGCTTGCGCCGTTCTTGGCGTTGCGGTGAAAAGCTGATCAACGTAAATTGTCACGTCCCCTCCTTTCTTCAAGCGCACGAGGCCAGACGCCTCGCAAGCAATGACTCGACAATATCGATAAAATCTTGTAGCTCGAATGGCTTACTCATAAATTCTGTTGCTCCCATGTCCAACGCAAACAGACTATAATCAGGATTTGCCGTACACACCAGGATAGGACAGATGCCTATCTTACGCTGGTGGATCAACGCTGAGAGAAATTGCTGTCCGTTCATTTGCGGCATACACCAGTCGAGAATAATCAGGTCTGGTATGCACACTGAGAGGATTTCTAAGGCTTCCTTGCCATTGTCGGCTTGAATGACGAGATAATCTTCAGCGTCGAGGATTTGCTGATAGATTTTCTGAATGCCGGCGTCATCTTCGACGGTTAAAATAGTGGCTTTAGTGCTCATATTCCTAGCACCTCACCAATCTTTCCCTCCATATGAGGCAAAACACCCTCTGACTGGTCAAGGCAGCAATAGAGATGCACCACGCCTGGGTGGATGTTCACGTATCGCTCTTTGGTGGGGAAAATCATATAGCATTCCCGATCTTCGCCTATGAAGAGCTTGCGTAGCGTCTGGATATCCTCATAGGTCGGCATCTTCTTGTTAGGCTTGCTCAGCGAAACGTGTAACCAGTTGTGCCCATCCTCCTTTGGAGCTATCGATTCAATCACGGTCAGGGCTTCACCTGTCACACGTCGCCAAGCCATGCCGTATGTGCCTTCAGTATCGCCTTTGCGGTCTAGTACATACCAGCCATGCGGTGATGGTAGGCCGCTCACGGTTTTTGTTGTATCGTAAATCATTCAACCCCCTCTGAACTTTCTTCTTCGTATTCTTCCCATCGCTGCTCAGCAACTAGGTACATCTCATTGACAGCATGCTCCAATACGCGCCGGTTCCTCTGGCGTCGCTCTTTGCACATCTGCACTATGCCCACCACGATCAGCCCGAATGACAGACCGAGGCAGGCAAGCACAAAGATGGTTGCACCGACTTCGATAAGCGTTTCTTGCATCTTCACGCGACCTCCTCTAAATTCGTTCGTTCCCACTCCTCCATTGCTGCCAACATAGCGCAGATGCGATCATCGTCCCCTAAAAGTGATGTCGTCCCATACATCTCTATGCCCTCGGCTAGGGCATATTCTCCAAAGGACAGAGCAGGCCATCCGTACCGCTTGCCCCATTCCATCAGGTACCGCCTCTCAGAGCAATCCTCACACCAGAGGAAGCCCAATGAGTCAGGTTTGACCTCGGTACTGGTACACTCCAAAGCTGAGCACAGATCAGGCAAAAGTATCTCTATCGCGTCATACAGCATCGAAACTCACCTCCACATCTTGGAATTTGGTCAGGCGTGGCTTGAATTGTAGCGTAGCCGTACCTCTGGCCCCATTGCGATGCTTGCGAACAATGATATTGATGTGGTAGGGCGAGTTTTGCTCTCGCTTTTCACGCTCTAATGGTTCGCAGTGCAGGAACATCACTACATCGCTATCTTTCTCAATACTGCTACTTTCCCCCAAGTGTGAGAGTTGCGGTACGTCGGCTCTTTCAGACTCTCGGTTGAGTTGAGCCAGGGCCAGCACGGGAACTTTTAGCTCACGCGCTAATCTCTTCAATCCCTTACTGAGCATAGCTACCTGCTCAGGCCGTGTTTGATTTTTGTTCTTGCTCTCAAGATCAATCATCTGAAGATAATCCACAACGATGAGATCAAGCTTCTTTTTCATATGCACCCGGCGGGCTTTTGCTCGTATGCCAGAGAGCGTATAGGTGCGATCATCTATCTTCATATCGCACTTGCTCAGCACTTTGGCTTTATTCTTGATATGCTGGTGCTCTACATCGTTCAAATCACCATCTCGCAAGAATGACTGATCAATAGGAGTTTCCATCGAGATGAGACGCTGGGCTAGCTCGTTCTCATCCATCTCCAGGCTAAAGAAGAGAGCCTGTCGGGCTTTCTGCACAACATTAAGAGCCACATTAAGAGCAAGAGCCGTCTTGCCATCGCTAGGCCGTGCAGCAAGGATGTACAAGCCCGATGGTTGTAGTCCTCCCAACATCGCATCAAGATCGCGGAAGCCCGTCGGCACACCACGCGCCTTATTGTTGGAGAAGTCATCCCGGCGTTGGTTGATCGTCTCCATATAGCGATCCATCACGTCTGAGAGGGACGCTACAGGCTTGCTATCTTGCTCTAAGGCAATATCAGCTATAAGCTGCTCAGCTTGCTCTAGGGCGTTCTCATCTTGATGGAGAGCCATTGCAGCAATAGATTGAGCCGCCGAATAGAGACGGCGTTGTATGCTCTTGGCTCTCACAATCTCAGCGAACTCTTCAACGCTCTTGAGAGCATCAATGCTGAGAGGCAGATCATCCAAGCAATCACGCCCCAGGGTCTGCTCAACATCTCTGAGTTTGCCTGTTCGCTCTAGCTCCTTCTTGACCGAGAAGACGCTAGAGCCTTTTTCCTGATGGTAGAGATGCACAATTGCACGGTATATCTCGCTATGAGCGTCCATATGGAAGTGCTCAGGCCGTAAGGTATCTACCACACGCGGTATAGCTCGTGCATTTGCCAGCAGACAGGACAATACCCCAGCTTCAGCTTCGATATCGGCAGGTATACGTACTTCGATCATGGCTAGTATGCCTCCGCTCTTAGCTCTTCACGGGTTTTCGGACGTGGGGGCATGGATAAGGGTTTAGGTGTTGCTGATATTTCTTGTTGTACGTCTAGAGCCATGATACGACTTTCGTACTCGCTGCAAATAGTATGTGGTTTCATGTGCTTTCGCCAGAAATGATCACCATTACGATCTGACTCATTCCACATGTCATTCATAACCTGGAGCAATTTCTTAGGGGTTGGATTTTGCGAGAGAAGCCCCTCTATGGCAGTATCGCCTTTTTTCGTGTGTTGGAATGTGGCTGTTTCATCCCCCATGAGCTTGCGCTTAAACTCGTCCATTGCGTCATACACCTGAGCGATACGTTTTTGGGTCACTTCGTCACGCTCTGCCTTGCGTGTAACTTTCTTTACTTTGGGGGCTTCATTACCAGACTCAGAAGGATTCCCACCAGCACTATTGCTATCGGGAATGCTAGGAAGGGTAACAGACTGTCCATTGGTCTCCTTTGGCGTTTCTTCAATGCTTTGCTGTTTGTCAACTATTTTTTCTTGAGAGGGAGTGAGCGATGCGTCTATATATTCTTCAACTGTTCTTTCTTCAGTAATGTTAGTGCTTCCAGTGTTATTACTTCTGTACGGGATTTGTGAACATTCAGGTTCACGTGGTGAACATTCTGAGGGAGTATCGTTCACGTGGTGAACATTTTCGTTCACATCCTGAACATTCTCAGAAGTTTGTTCATCTGGTGAACATTCTTGTTCACTGTGTGAACGTTTTTTTGTAGGGTACTCTTTGGCATTTGCACCCCAAATATCTACGATAGTGATATGCCAGACTTCTTTTCCTCCGGTGCTTCTCTTCTTCTTTTCAGCATGGATCAGCCCAACTTTATGCAGCACTGGGACAGACTCAGAGAGTAAGCCAGTAGAAATACCTGTTTCCTCTGAGAGAGCACGCAAGGTACGGTAGCAGGTACCAGTATCACCACATAAATCTTTGAGGCATACATAGAGCCATTTCTGATGAGGTGTGACATCTTTATAGTCGGTGCGAACAATACGAGGCACCACAGCATGAAAACCATAATCAATGTTGGGATCACGTTTAGTCATGAAATTCATTCCTCTTCTATCACCCTGCTACATTGCCCTCCATACTTGATTTTTTTGTACAGATGGGATACAATGTAACAAGGGTTACTTGACTGGTACTGCTCACTGTCTGGAAAACGAAGAGCAGTACCAGGAGACGGCGGTAGAGAAATCTACCGCTATTTTTTTAGTGGTGTCTACTGCCGTTCACAGCTTCAGCGACGGCCTCCATCTTGACATTTAGGTCAGATAGATGTTTGGCCTGATGTTCTCTCTCTTGCTCCTCTGCTTCAGGGTCAAGTTGGAACTCTCCGCGTACATACTCTTCATTGAGCTTTTTCAATACCTTGCGCTCGTCATAACGCAATCTGCCTACATCGGCTCTTTCCTTCTGAGACAATGACGGAGGTGCAACGAGTGTAAGGCACTGTTCATCCCATAAGTGAGGAGGGACATGGGCAACCTGTTCACGTAGTCGCATCTCTAAGCGTCCAAAATGTGTCTCTGGCTTAGGATTTTGTACCTTTGGAGTAGGCTTAACCTCTTGCTCGACTTCAATTGGTGCTACTGAAGAAGGAGCTGGTGAAATAGGTGTTATTTTGACGTTTGGCCTGTTCATCCAATAGCCCACGTTCGCTATTCGGGCTACGATGGCGGACATAGCTTGCAGATCAGTCAAGTCAACGGTTTCATCCTCCTGAATGGCTTGCATCACTATCCGTCGGAAGATTTCAGCATCGACTTGTACCAGCAATGTTCCTTCGTAGTAGCCAGTTTCGTGATTCAGTGATAGGTTGGGTGTCTTTTCGTGTTGCATGATTGTTCCTCGCAAGTGTGCTGGCGGGGTTGCCAGCACACGATAAGTTAACCTGCCACCTCTTCAAAAAACAGTTCATCGAAGAGGGTAGCTTGTGTCCTCGACTTGAGCATTTTGTCGAGATTGCGCCGGGCCGTAGCAAAGTAGGAGGGCTTTAGCTCACAGCCAACAAATTTACGATCAAACTTGAGAGCTTGATGTCCAGTTGAGCCTATGCCAGTGAAGGGATCAAAGATCGTCTCCCCTGGATTGCTCCATAGCCTGATGCACCGCTCGATCACTCCCAACTGCAAGGGGCATATATGCCGCTCATCGTTGGCGTCCCTTCCATCGACAACGTTAAGCGTATCCGTCTCGCGGATGTCGTACCAGACAGGTCTAGC